CCTACTACCACCACCGTCCGCATCATGGCGAAGGTATGAATGGTAAAAGCCCGTTCCAGAAGTACACCGAAAGCGGTTACAAGCCGCTGGCCATCGAAGATGCCGGTGCGCTCGACATTCTGCTGCACCACAACGGCGAAGCCCGGGTGCTCAAAGGCCGAGTGAAATCCGGTGGTCTGGAATACAGCGCGCCGGAACTGATGGAGCACACCTGGAAGGGCCAGCGCGTGTCGGTCTTCCTCGATCCCAGCGATGTTGGCCGCGCCTTCCTGTACCGCCTGGGCGAGTGGGAAAGCCGCGTGGAAGCGCACGATATTCGCATGATCGGGCAGGGCATCAGCCCAGCGGAATTCCGCGCCAAGAAGAAGGAGGACGCCAAGGCGCTGCGCAAGTTCAAGCGCGAAATGACCGACCTGGCCAAACACTTCGGCGTGGACGACCTGCACCAGGATGCCATCGACCACTTTACCGAACAGGCCAAAGGGCTGGTCGCCTTCCCGCAACCGAGCCGCGACCACGGTAACGACGCGATCAATGCCCTGAGCAAGACCGCCGAGCGCCTGCGCAACCCGCATGAACCCCAGTATTCAGAGGCTGAAATTGAGCACCTGAACCGCCAGCGTGAGGCGATGGAAGCCAAACAGAAAGCGGTAGCCCAGCAGCAGGGCCTACTGGTCCGTGATGAACATGACAAAGCGCGGATGCTGGCCGAGCAGTCGCTCCAGCGCGAACTGACCGAGAAGGAACAGAAGTTCCTGGCTGACTACAAGCGAACCAACCGGTTCGGTGGAAAGCAGATCGAAGAAATCATGGCGCGCCGTCAGCAACAAAGCGGCTGAGACGCACCACGAATAGGGGCCTGAGCGCCCTGTATCCAGCGGGTACAGCCGACCAAAGCACACCCGCTAAACACATTAAGGAGAATAGCAAATGAAAGCTGTAGTAGCACCTGTCAAAAACGTCATTGCCACCCAGACCGCGTTCGACTCCCTGTGTACGCGCTCCTATGGGGTGCCGGGTATCGGCCTGATTCATGGCGAAACCGGGCGTGGCAAAACCACAGCCGTCGCCTACCTGTTCAACCAGGTGAATGGCGTCCTGGTGCGCGCCCGTGCCAACGACACTACCTCCAGCCTGCTGAGCCGGATCGTGTCGGAACTGGGCTCCGCGCCCATGGGCCGTAACTCACGCATGGTCGACTACATCATTGAGCAGATGAGCATGTTCGAACGCCCCCTGTTCATTGATGAAGCCGACTACCTAATGGGTGACATCAAGATGCTGGAGACCATTCGAGACCTCTATGACGCCACCGAAGTGCCGGTGGTCCTGATCGGCATGGACCAGATCGCCCGCCGCATCAGTACCCGCAAGCAGTTCTTCAACCGCATCAGCGAATGGGTCGAGTTCAAACCGGCCGACCTGGACGACGTGATGGTGATGGCCGACGAAATGCTGGAAGACGGCATCCGCGTAGACCCCGACCTGTTGGAACAGCTGCGCCAGAGCGCCAATGGCGAAATGCGCCGCATCACCATCGGTCTGGCTCAGATCGAAAAGCTGGCGCGTGCCAACGACCTTGAATACGTCATGCCCAACCATTGGGGCGACATGCCGTTTCACGGCCTTCGCAAACCGGGCAATTAAGGAGATCCGAGCGTGAGTCAGGCACGACGCAAAGCATGGACCTGGATTGTATCGCGCTGGTGGCAGCCGCTGGATGAATCGCGTGTGTTTACCGCGCGCGATGTAGCCGAAGTGACCGGCATGAACATCCACACCGCCAAGCGCTTTATCCAGTTCCTGCGTGAAAAAGGACGGATCAAAACCAGCCGACGCGGCAGCGGATCACGCCCGAGCACCTACAAGCTGATGGACGCCAGTCCTCTGGTGTTTGAGCAGCCCGGTGCCCGCCCCGGCTACAGGGTTAAAACTCGACGGACCCACACGCGCACACCTGTCCGCCAGCGGATCTGGAACAGCTGCCGCATCCTGCGGGTATTCACCCTGCAGGAACTGGCGGCCACCGCTCAGGCGGCCTATGGAACCTGCGGCGGCTACATCACAAGGCTGGAAAAGGCCGGACTGGTGCGCAAGGTGAAGCGCCATGCCGCCCAGCCGGGGGAGTTCGCACTGTTTCGGCTGAGCAAAGACGCCGGTCCCGAGCACCCCATCGTGCGGGATGACGGCATCTACTGCCCGTCGATCAAAACCCTCTACCCCTACAAGGGAGAGCCTCATGAACGACTGGATTGAAGTACTGCGCCAGGAAGTCGCCGCCCGCTCGCAGAGCCGTGTGGCTGCCGAACTGGGTGTCAGCAAAACCATGATCAGCCAGGTACTGAACGACAAGTACCCGGCCGATCCGGCCGACCTGCGCCGCAAGGTGGAAGGGCACTACATGAAGCGCACCGTGGAATGTCCCGTATTGGGCACCATCCCCGTGCACCAGTGCGAAGCCCACCAGAAACGGCCCTTTGGAGCCGCCAACCCCCAGCGGGTGCGCCTGTATCGCGCCTGCCGGGCGGGCTGCCCCAACTCGAAACTGGAAACCAGTGCCAAAGCCCAGCGCATCGACGTGCAACAGCAGGAAAACGGACCGCGTCCTTACCGTGCCGACGACCAGCTGGCCTACCTCAAGCGCATGGCCCAGGGCAACAGCACCACCCATATCGACCTGCTGGAACGCGAATTAAACAAACTCGCCACCCAGTACAACCTGCTGCTGTGGCAGCTGCAGCACAAGGAGAACCGCTAATGGACCGCAACAAGCAAAACGACACCGTGAACGAACAGATGGCCAAAGTCGGCATGGCCACCCGCGTTCTGCAGGGCCTGGGCCTGACCGTGCTCAACATCAGCGGCATCGGCGAACGGCCACTGATCCAGATCCACCCCGGACGCGGCTGCCAGCAGCTGCAGTCCGGCTACACCAAACACATCCTGCGCGACGGCCGCCGTGTGACCGAAAGGGTCAGCTTCGTCTCCGATTGCCAGGTGCGCTGGGAGGAACGCGCATGACCTACCACATCATCAACCTGCCTCAGACCCGGCTGCGTCAACGACTGACCTTCTGGGGCGTTGGCACCCAGGGCGATACCGAAGACCCACGACAGGCGCTGATCGTCAACGAAGACTACGTCAACGCCAACCTGAACCGTTACGACAATGGCCGTACCACGGCATGAAAGGAGAAACCGCATGAACCAGATCGCACAGCAAAATATTCCTAAAAATATTCCCGAAGGCTGCATGCAGGACAGCAAAGGCCGCTGGGTGCCCGTTGAGACCATCAGCGACATCGACCTGCTGCGTGACCAGCTGGTGAAAGAAGTAACCGCCAAAGCCCGTGAACTGCAGCAGGCCATGCGTGACTTCAAGATGAACACCCTGGGCGACGTGGAAGCCTTCATCGATCTGAGCGCCGAGAAATACGGCGTTAGCATCGGCGGTAAAAAGGGCAACGTCACCCTGGTCAGTTTCGATGGCCGCCACAAGCTGCAGCGCGCCATTCAGGACAGCATCAGCTTTGACGAACGCCTGCAGGCCGCCAAGGAACTGATCGACCAGTGCATCCACCGCTGGGCCGAAGGCAGTGCCGCCGAGATCCGGGCGCTGGTGGACCACGCCTTCCAGGTCGACAAGGAGGGCAACATCAGCACCGGCCGTATCCTCGGCCTGCGCCGCCTATCGATCGACGATGAGCAGTGGAAGCAGGCCATGACCGCCATCGCCGACAGCATCCAGATCACTGGCAGCCAGACCTACATCCGTCTTTATGAGCGGGTGGGCATGGCTGATCAGTGGCAGGCCATCCCCCTGGATATCGCCAAGCTCTGAGGTGACGCCATGCGAATGACCACCACCGAACAACTGGCACAAAAAATGGTGTTCGATGCGCGTTTAACCGAACAGCAGGCACTGGCCGCCATCCACGCCCTGGGCAGCACCATTCTGGTGGAGCTGCAGCAGGGCCGGGCGGTTGAACTGCGCGGCTTCGGCCTGTTCGAGCAAGGCACCCGAAGCGACGGCACCCACGCCGTCCGCTTCCGTCAACACAACACAGTCAAGGAGGTACTGAACCCATGAACATGCGACCGCAGATCCGTGTGGAAGAGTTTGAACTGAACGACGTGCTGGCCTGGGCCAAAGAACACGGCGAAGCCGGCATTACCGAACACCCGGACGGCACCTACGAAGAGGGTGTGCACGACGCCATCGAATGGGTGCTGGGCCGCATCAGCGCCCGACCGGACGAGCAGTAAACGCGAAACGTGCCCATCGTGGCACGTCTACCGGGCGTGGTGGCCCGGTACTGATGAGCAGCCAACAAGGAGAAACCTAATGCGCAAATCTGACCAGGTAACCGCCATGACCCAAGCCATGAAAATCCAGCATGACCGTGCCGTCAGCAAGGCGGATGTGACCGCGTTTCTGGATGCCTACTCCACCCTGATCCAGCAAGAGCTGGGTGCCAATGGCGAATTTGTTATCCACGGCATCGGCAAGCTGAGCGTGAACCAGCGCGCCGAACGTGAAGGCCGCAACCCTCAGACCGGCGAAATGATGACCTTCCCGGCTCGCAAAGGCGTGAAGTTCGCGGCCTCCAAGATGCTGAAGGACGCGCTGAACGGCCAGTAAGCGAAACCCTCCAGTCATGGAGGGTCTACCCAGCGTGGTGGCTGGGTACTGATGAGCAGCCGAGGACAATATGACCGTCGAGACAAAACAGGAACGCCAGCGCCGCCAGGCCCGAGAGCGCAAACGTAACCAGCGTCAGCGTGAACGTGAGCACAAGCAGGCGGTAGGCGCTCAGGAGTTCAGGTTTGAAATGTACCGGGGTACGTCCGAGGCGCTGGCACGCTTGGCGAAGGTCGGTGACTTTGAAGAGCAGGCCGAGGTGCTGACCCTGCTGATCCACGGTGCGGACGAACTGGCACAGCGTGACCCGTCACAGTTTAAAAAACTAATCAGCGTGACCGGTTACGCCCGAAGTGAAGTAGGGACCGCGCCCGAAGGCGCGGGTGAGTGAGCAGTCTAATCACCATCCTTGGCGAACTCTCACTCTGGACGTCAGTGACATCTGGCGTTGATCTTAAACCATGCTGAAATTATGGATATAGGAAAAATTCCTATTTTCAACAGGATTGCCCATGAACAAGCGCGACAACCGCAAAGCCGCCCTGGCTCAGATCCACATCGGCAAAAAGCAGCTGGGGCTGGACGATGATCTCTACCGCCAGATGCTGGAAAACCGCACCGGCAAGCGTAGCTGCGCCGACATGAGCCTGGCTGAGTTGTACCAGGTGATTCAGATGCTCGAAAACGCCGGGTTTAAAAAGCACCGTGGCCGTACGGCGGGGGATGCGTCCAACCGTCGTGGCTACTACAGCCCCAAAGCCCAAGGCAAAATCATCGACGTGATGCGCGCCGTCTGGATCGAAATGCACCAGAAAGGCATCGTCCGCGACGGCTCCGAGCTGGCCCTGACCCACTGGGCCAAGCGGGCCAGCGCCAAGCGCAATGGTGGCGTGGGTATCGACTCCCTGGACTGGCTGGAGCAGGACTGGAGACTGGCCAGCCGTGTGCTGGAAGACCTTAAACAGTGGCGCAAGCGTGCGCTCAAGGAGCAAGCCCGTGGCAACTGAAGAACAGCAGGATCTGCTGGGAGACGCCAGCTTCAGCGATGACCTGCTGGAGCACCTGGACGACATCCCCGAAGAGACCAAGCGCAAGTGGCCCAAGGATCTGGCTGCCTTGATCGACATCTTCAACGCAGCCCTGCGCCGCATGGGCATGGATGACGACCAGGCGCGCCGGATCGCCCACACCCTGCTGGCCGAGCAGGCCATGTACTGCGGCGGCCGCCACGTCTACATCCCCAAAGGCGACCGCCTGAAACAGGCGATCCGTGATGTGGAACTGTGGCGCGACTGGCACGACCACGGCATCGTGCCCGATGACTTGGCCGCCAAGTACAAAATCAGCGTCCAGCATGTGTACCGCATCATCAACGAGCAGCGGGCCATTCACATGCGGCGGGTGCAACCCCAGCTTTTCTGACCGTAAAACCGACTTTTAACAGGAGATCAACATGGAACCGACACGACAGACCACCGACCAGAGCATCGTACTGCGCCGCGAACTGGCCATGCGCCTGTATGAAATCCGCCGTGAAAAGCCCGCCAAGCCTTGGGCCAGTGGGCGCGATCTGGAACACCACGTTGGCAGCGATGCCCAGTTTGAACTTTGGTATCTGGAAGACCGGGGGCTGGTCAAAAAGGACGGCTACCGCTACTGCATCACGGCTGCCGGAGTGGATTTTGTAGAAGCCTCCTTGCGATAAAGCGAAACCGGCCCAGCCGGTCTGCCAAGGGTGGTGCCTTGGTACTGATGAGCAGCCACATGGCGACATTATTTGGTAGGATAATCGCCGAATCGAACGCCCAGGGAGCAGTCGGGCAGGTCAATATAGGGAGTGTTCAGATGCTTAAAGTCATATCCACGGCAGCTTTGATTGCATTTGCTGCCTCTGCCGAAGCCCGTGTTTATACCTGTGACAACAATGGCCGCAAGGTCTATCAAAGTACCCCATGCGAAGCAGGCGACAAGCCTATCAACTTGTACGTTCCAGCCGCCACCGATACGCACCACACGCCGCCGCCTACCTCGCAGTCTGAATATTTGGAGCAGATGAGAGAAAAGGAACGTGCCCGGCAAGAGATTATCAACGAACGTGCGGACAAGGCGCGCGCAAGCCGTGAGGAGCGCGAAGCTATTGCCGATGCCATTCGCAAAAGGGAAGTTATGATCGGCATGAACGAACAACAAGTCATCCAGTCATGGGGCAAACCTGATGATATCAACCGCTCAGTATACAAGTGGGGTGTTGAGGAACAGTGGGTCTACCGTCGTGGCGACTATGATGCGCAGTACGTGTATTTCGAGAATGGCATCGTTGATGCTATCAACTAATTAACAAATGGAGTTTGTACGATGGACAACAACCAGAAGAAGGTTTCCCAAGGAGTAATTGGGAAAAAATGTCCAAAATGCCACTATGTCCGAGTCGAGTCAGATACTGCTCCAGAATGGCAGTGCCCTGGATGCGGAGTTGCATACGCGAAAGTCGAACCAACAGTCGAAACCTTAACCCCCAAAAACGAAAGCGCAGATGTTACGGCCTCGGAACCAAAGGCCCAGCCCGGCTCGAAAGCTGTCTTGGGTGAAATGGTCCCTAAGAAAAAAGTTATTGTTATTGCAGTGGCCTGCCTGGTTGTTGGCTACTTTGCGGGACGTGAACATCTGAAGTACGAGGTCAGAAGTGCCATTGGCTCAGCATTCAGTGGTTTTTCTTCTGCTTTTAACTCAGGGCCGGGGGCTGCTTCAGCAGAGCCTGATAAAAAGGCAAAGTCATCTTTCCTAGACAATCCTTTCGTGCCTAGCAAAGCTCCGGTCACAGCTACTTTGTTGAGCAAAGGGTTTGAACCAAGCAACCCTTCAGCGCGGCAGTACGATGATTTCATCACGTTTAAGCTAAACTTTAAAAATACTGAAGCCCGTGATATCCGAGCGTTTGAGGGCGTTGTGCAGTTTATGGACCTCCTTGACAATGAACTGCTCTCAGCCAATGTGGCAATCAATGATCCGATCCAGGGACTTGCACAAATGGATTGGCCTGGCCAGATCGATTACAACCAATTTCGGGATTCCCATAAACGCTTAAGATCAGCTGAGTTTGGAAATATCAAACTGAAGTTTAACTTGCGGAAAGTGCTTTATACCGACGGTACTGTAGAAGAATTCAGGTAGCACCCAGCAAACAAGTACTCCACCGGATTGCACAACCCACGTTAAACCACCCCTCACCCAATCCCCGGCAAGCTGGAACTCACAGATTAACCTGAGTTTCACACCGGGGATTTTTTATGAATGGCACCTTCCACCACGCCGTCGATTGGCTGCTCGGCCCCGAGATCGAGGGCGAACACAGTAACGACCCCAACGACAAGGGCGGCGATACCTGGTACGGCATCAGCCGGGTCGCCAACCCCGACATGCCCTGGCCGCCCACGCGGGAACAGGCCATTGCCCGCTACCGCGAACGCTACTGGGACGCCTGCCGCTGCGACGAGCTGCCGCCGATTATCGCCGTGGCCGTGTTCGACGCCGCCGTACAGCACGGCCCCACCGATGCCGTCATGTTCCTGCAGCGCACCGTCCATGCCCGGCTTGAAGGCAAGATCGGCCCCGAAACCCTCGGCAAAGCCGCCGATGCCACGCCGGATACCCTGGCGCACTTCCTCAGCTACCGCGCCCGCTACTACACCGAGCTGACCCACAAGGACTACAGCCAGCTCCACTTCATACGTGGCTGGTCGCGTCGCCTGTTCCTGCTGCACCGCTTCGCGCTGGATCTGGACGCCTTCCCGTTCCCGACAACACCGGTGCCCAACCGGCAGGAGGACTGACATGGCCGCCCCCCTCTGGACCTTCCTTGGCACCCTGATCGACCCGGTTACCCGCCTGATCGACAACCTGCATACCTCCGACGCCGAGCGCGGCCAGCTCAAGGCCGAAATGCTCAAGCTGCAGAACAGCGTCACCACCCAGCTGCTGGGCTACGAACAGCAACTGCTGGAGGCCCAGAGCAGCGTCATCCGTGCCGAGGCGCAGGGCCAGAGCTGGCTGCAGCGCAGCTGGCGGCCTATCACCATGCTCACCTTTCTGGGGCTGGTGGTGGCTGACACCTTGGGCTGGACTGCCTTCCGTCTGGCCCCCGAAGCCTGGGACCTGCTGCAGATCGGCCTGGGCGGCTACGTCATTGGCCGCAGCGCCGAGAAGGTCGCCCCGCAACTGGCCGACGCCCTCAAGTCAAGGAAAGCCCCCGATGCCTGATCTGTACGACCGCGCGCAGGAGCGCGAACAGCAGAACACCGACGAAGCCCAAGCCCGTTACCGGGCCAGCCTGACGCCCGAGCCGGAACAGTTGGTGGTCAGCGGTGTGGTGCTCTGCATCGACTGCGACGATGCCGTGCAACCGGCCCGCCTGAAAGCCAAGCCCAACGCCGCACGCTGCATCCACTGCCAAAACCAATATGAACAGGAGCACCGTCATGGATGACCCGAATTACAACGCCCTCAAGTTCTGGCTCGATGTGGCCCAGTGGGTGTTCACCATCGGCGTGATGATCTTCGTCTGGATCGACCGCGGCCGCAGCGACAACCGCAACCTGATCAAGCAGATGGCCGACCGTCAGGAGATGCTGGAGCGCCGCTTGATCACCGCAGAAGAACACCTGCGCCACAGCCCGACCCATGACGATATCGCCCAGCTGCGCAGCCAGTTCGCCGGGCTGGACAGCAAGCTGGACCGCGTCACCAACACTGTGGACCGGGTTCACGATTACCTCATGAACAACAAGGGGGCCTGAGATGGCATTCGCACAATTTGAACAGGAAGACCGCCGCCTGGTGATCTTGCGCCTGCTGGCCGAGGACTCCGACTACCGCGCCAACTCCTCCATCCTTCAGCGCGGCATCGAGCTGTACGGCCACACCGTCAGCCGCGACCGCTTGCATACCGACCTTGTCTGGCTGGCCGAACAGGATCTGGTGAGAGTAGAGGAAATGAACTCCGTGCTGGTGGTGACCCTGACCCAGCGCGGGCTGGATGTGGCCAATGGCCGCGCCCAAGTGCCGGGTGTGAAACGACCGGGGCCGGGGGCCTGATATGGCCCTGCATAACCAGCACGTTTACCTGCGCTACCGCTGGCAAGGCTGGGTGGCCGAACAGCAAGGCCGCTTGATGCGCGCCTTTTTCATGCGCGACTTCGCCCGGCAGGAACGAACGGCACAGGAGCAACATCATGGCGCGTAAATCCTCCATCGACCTGCTGCCGGCTGAGATCCGCGACGCCCTGCACGCGCTGCTGCGCGACCCGGCTATCAGCCAGCTGGAAGCCACCCAGAAGGTCAACGCCCTGCTGGAAGCGGAAGGGCATGACATCCAGGTCAGCAAGTCATCGGTCAACCGCTATAGCCAGCGCATGGACGCCATCGGCGAGAAGATGCGCCAGTCGCGCCAGATCGCCGATATGTGGATCGGCAAGCTGGGCAACCAGCCCCAGGGGCAGGTGGGCAAGCTGCTCAACGAATTCACCCGCACCATGGCGTTTGAAACCGCCCTGCATATGAGCGAGGGCGAAGACCCGATACCGCCCAAGCTGCTGAAGGAGCTGTCCCTGGCGATCAAGCACCTTGAAGAAGCGGCCAGCGTGAACGAGAAACGCGAACGCGAGATCCGCCGCCAGATGGCCGAAGAGGCCGCCACCGCCGTGGACGAAGCCGCCAAGCAGCAAGGCCTGACCGCCGACAGCGTGGCGCAGATCAAGGCACAGATACTGGGGATTGCGTGATGAACCTCCAACAATCCTCTATCGCTGAAGCCGTAGCCGCCGGCCTTGCTGACATCCAGCAGTTCAGCGCCGATGAAGTGCTGCTGGGCTACCAAAAGCGCTGGATCGCCGACGACTCCCCGCTGAAGATCGCCGAGAAGTCGCGCCGAACCGGTCTTACCTGGGCCGAAGCGGCCGATGCCTGTCTCTGCGCCGGTACCGCCCGCAGCGAAGGCGGCACCAACCACTTCTATGTAGGCAGCAACAAGGAGATGGCGCGGGAGTTCATCGAAGCCGTGGCGATGTGGGCCAAGGCGTTTGACCGTGCCGCCGGTGAAGTTCAGGAAGAGGTGCTGGAGGATGACGACAAGGACATATTAACCTTTGTTGTCTATTTCGCCTCCGGCTTCAAGGTGCAGGCGCTCAGTTCCAACCCCAGTAACCTGCGTGGTATGCAGGGCAACGTCACCATCGACGAAGCCGCCTTCCACGACCGCTTGGCCGAAGTGCTCAAGGCAGCACTGGCCCTCACCATGTGGGGCGCCAAGGTGCGCCTGATCAGCACCCACAACGGTGTTGAAAACCTGTTTAACCAGCTGATAAACGACAGCCGAGCGGGGCGAAAGCGTTATAGCGTCCACACCATAACGCTGGATGACGCCTGCGCCGAAGGCCTGTACCGCCGCATATGCCAAATAACCCGCAAAGAGTGGACGCAAGCCGCTGAGGACAAGTGGAAAGCGGGCCTGCTGAAAGACACCGCCACCGAAGAAGACGCGCTGGAGGAGTACTACTGCGTGCCCAAGCAGGGCGGCGGGGCCTATATCTCCCGTGGTTTGATTGAACGGGCCATGCGGCCGAACATCCCGATCGCCCGCTATGAAGCCCCGGCCGACTTCACCCAGTGGAGCCAGGCGCAGCGTGAAGCCGAGATCAAAGGCTTCTGCTACGAAGAGCTGCAGCCGCTGATGGCCGAGCTGAACCCGGAGCACAACCACGCCTTTGGCGAAGACTTTGCCCGCTCCGGTGACCTTACTGTGCTGGCCCCCGGTGCCATTCAGCAGGACACCCGTATCCGTGCGCCCTTTATGGTCGAGCTGCGCAACCTTACCTACGAACAGCAACGCCAGGTGGTGTTCTTCATTATGGATGGCCTGCCGCGCCTGGTCGGGGCCAGCTTCGACGCCACCGGCAACGGCGGCTATCTGGCCGAACAGGCCGCGCTCAGGTACGGCACCGAACTGGTCGAGCAGGTGCAGCTCAACATCGGCTGGTATCGGGAGTGGATGCCCAAGTTCAAGGCCAAGTTTGAAGACGCCGATATCGAGATCCCCAAGGATCAGGACATCCTCAACGACCTGCGCAAGATCCAGCTCAACAAGGGCGTGCCCCAGATCGAAAAGGGCAGTGGCAAGGGCTCAGACGGCAAGCAGCGCCACGGCGACAGCGCAGTGGCCCTGTGCATGCTGGTACGTGCCACCTACATGGAAGGCGCACCCATCGAGTTCACCCCGCTGCCCGATCGCCGCACCCCAAGCGGCGGCCCCGACGATGATGACGACAACGCTCACAGCTTCAAGGGAGGTGCCTGGTAATGGCCCAGTTGATTGACCACCGGGGCGAACCCATCCCCTGGCCCAGCGAGCAGGAACTGCAGACCGACGAGTCGCGCCTGGGCTACCTTAAACAGCACTTTGCCGAACACCCGTCCAGTGGCCTGACGCCGTCACGGCTGGCCACCATCCTGCAGGATGCCGAGCGCGGTCATCTGGTCAGCCAGTGCGAGCTGGCCGACGACATCGAAGAGAAAGACGCCCACGTCTACAGCGAGCTGCAAAAGCGCAAGCTGGCCCTGCTCAACCTCAGCGGCCGCGTGCTGCCGCCGCGAAACGCCAGCGAAGCCGAGAAGCGCGACGCCGAGCAGGTGCAGGAGCTGCTGGACGAGCTGCCCGACTTCGATGATCTGATTCTGGATATGGCCGATGCCATCCTCAAAAGCTTCAGCAACATCGAACTGGAATGGCAGCGCATGGGCGCCGACTGGCTGGTAGTGCAGGGGCACTACCGCCCCCAGAGCTGGTTCCAGCTCAGCCCCGATGACCGCAACCAGCTGCACCTGCGCGATGGCAGCTACGAAGGCGCGGCCCTGCAGCCGTTTGGCTGGGTGCGTCACATCCACCGTGCCCGCTCCGGCTACCCCGGCCGCAACGGCCTGGCGCGCATTTTGGCATGGCCCTACCTGTTCAAGAACTACAGCGTGCGCGACCTGGCCGAGTTCCTGGAGATCTACGGCCTGCCACTGCGCCTGGGCAAATATCCCAACGGGGCCAGCGACAAAGAGAAAAGCACCCTGCTCAATGCGGTGATGAGCATCGGCCACAACGCCGGCGGCATCATCCCCAAGGGTATGGAGATCGACTTCAAGGAAGCCGCCAAGGGCGGATCTGATCCCTTTGAAGCGATGATCGCCTGGTGTGAACGCAGCCAGTCCAAGGCGATCCTGGGCGGTACCCTGACCAGTCAGGCCGATGGCAAGAGCAGCACCAACGCCCTGGGCAACGTGCATAACGAAGTGCGCCAGGAGCTGCGCGACTCCGACCTGCGCCAGATCGCAGGCACCCTCACACGGGATCTGATCTTCCCGCTGTGGATGCTCAACTGTGAAACCGCCGGTGACCCCCGCCGTGCCCCGCGCTTCCAGTTCGACACCGCCGAGCCGGAAGACATGGCTCACTACAGCCAGCACCTGCCGGGGCTGGTGGGCATGGGGATGCGGATACCCTTGGCCTGGGCGCATGAGAAGCTGCAGATCCCGCAGCCAGAAAATGACGAACCGGTGTTGGGGCAGGTGCAACCGGCTGTGCCACCCGCTGAACCGGCCCGGCTGGCAGCCTTGAGCGAGCAGGACAACAGCTTCAAAGCCTTCCCGGATCAGCAGGCCATTGAAGACGCCCTGGACAAACTGGCGGCCGGTGATCTGGACGAACAGATGCTGGGTATCCTGAAACCCATCATGGCGCAAGCCGAGCAGGGGCCTGAAGCCTTGCGCGATACCCTGGATCAACTGTGGCCGGATTTGGAAGACGATCAGCTGCAGCAGCGTCTGGCCCAGGTGCTGTTCGTGGGCGAGCTGTGGGGCATAATCAATGGCTGACGTGGATCTCAATGCCGCCTTTGGCATGACGCCCAAGGACGCCGTCAGCTACTTCCGTTCCAAGGGATATGAGATATCCGATCGCTGGCAAGAGGTGTGGGCCGGTGCCCACGCCAAGGCCTTCACCGTGGCCAAGGCGATGCGTATGGATGTGCTGGAAAGCATCCGGGGCGAAGTGGATAAGGCGTTAGCCGAAGGCATTACCGAACGCCAGTTTATCGAGCGTTTAACACCACGGCTCAAGGCTTTGGGCTGGTGGGGCAAACAGACCTGGGTGGATGGGCAGGGTACTGCTCGCAACGTCCAGTTGGGCAGCCCGCACCGGCTGAAACTGATCTATCGCCAGAACCTGCAGACCGCTTACATGGCGGGCCGCCACCGCCGCCAGCTGGCCGCCAGTCGCACCCATCCGTATTGGATGTACGTGGCCGTGATGGATGGCCGCACACGGCCCAGCCATGCCGCCCTGAACGGCCGCGTGTTCCGCTGGGATGACCCCATCTGGCAATACCTTTACCCGCCGAATGGCTGGGGCTGTCGCTGCCGTATTCGCATGCTGACCGCCCGGCAGGTGGAGCGGATGGGGCTGCAGGTTGAGCAGGGCGATGGTTATATCGAGACCTTTGAAACCGATGCCGGGTTTGATGAGCGCACCGGCGAGGTGTACCGCGTGCCGCATATGCGGGCCAAACTGCCGGATGGGCGCACCATGTCACCCGATGTGGGCTGGGCCTACAACCCCGGTACCGCTGCCTACGGATCAGACGTGGCGATCGCCCGTAAACTGGGTGAAGCGCAAAGCATCGAGCTGCGCAGTCAGCTGATCCAAACCCTGAACAACAGCCCTCTGCGACACCAGCAGTTTGCCGACTGGGCCGAAGCTGTGCTGCAGGATCGACGCCCTGGTCATGGAGTGCAGGCTGTCGGCTTTATGCCTGAAGCGGTATCGGCAGCTGTTGCCGCAAGGCTGGGTAGCGAACCCAGCCGCCTGATGGTGGTGGGTGAAAAGCAGCTGGTCCACGCTGACAGCGAGAAGCACCGCCATGACGATATCGTACTGACACCTGACGAGTTCAAGCGCCTGCCGCAGATGATCAACGACCCCGAGGCAGTGCTCTGGGAAGCGGACGATCAGGTGCTGATACTGGTATACCCGGCTGAGGATGGCCGCAAGATCAAGGTGGTGATGCGCCTGGATTACAAGCTGAAGAAACAGCCGCAGCCACTGGACGTGGTGATCAACGCATTCAAGGTGCCAAAAGAAGCGCTGCAGAATCAGGGTATATACGAAGTGCTGCAAGAGAGGGTCGGGGCGCCCTGACAGGAATCGAACCTGCATCAATCCTACCGGTACCAGGCCGGAGCGACCGCATTACCGTTATGCGTACAGAGCGCCCACACCCATTATAGAAACAGGAGATCCCCATGGCCACCACCCTCGACCTCAGTCATAACCACCCGCAGGTGCTGGATGTGCTCGATGGCTTGCTGAACCGGCTGGATGATCTGAGCGCGCCGATGGCGCTGATCGCGGCCCAGATGGAAAGCGCCGCCGAGCGCGCCTTTGATGAAGAGGCCGACCCGGCAACGGGTGAGCCATGGGCGGACCTGTCTGATGTGACCAAGGCCCGCCGAGAGAAGGCCGGGCACTGGCCGGGATCGATCCTGCAGGTGAAGGGACAACTGGCAGCCTCCATCGAATCCGACTACGGCAAAGACTTCGCTCAGGTGGGCAGCAACAAGGTCTACGCCCCGGTGATGTTCTTCGGGGCAGAGAAGGGGGCCTTCGGCAAGAACAAACGCGGCGGGCCAATCCCCTGGGGCGACATCCCGGCGCGGCCCTTTCTGGGCCTCAATGCTGACGACGAAGCCGACATCCTGGACATTCTGGAGACTGAAATCCTCAACAACCTCTGACCGCCTGAGAGCCGTTCTAAGGCGTTTTGTTCTGCAGGGGTACAACGACTGGGGCGGGGATGGGTTAAACGATTGTGGGGGAGATTAAACAGGGTCTGACTAGGATGATGGATTTAAGGTAGTATTCTACGGAGTAAGCGATGGTGAATTCTACTTAACGGAGCTAAGGATAGTGAAAGGTAAAGTAAAAAGAACGCTGTATCTAAAGACTGTGAAATTTTTGTCACGTGGTAAGCAAGGATATGAACCACCTGCTATCCATGACTTGCTTACCCAAGTCAGTAACAAAGCCGTTACCGTCGGAGATCGGCTCTTTGAGAAGAAAGTGGGTGATGACGACAACTACATGCATTGCTTTATGAACAATTTCCGTAAAGCCAAAAATGGTGTAGTTACCTTTGAGTTTTGTTCATACGTTCCCGGCATGATCCTGCCTCAACTCCAGCCAGACCCTTCTGTGGAGAATGCTGTACATACGTACAACCCTATTCCTAGTCCTGATGGTGAGAAAAATTCTGAGCTGGTCCACGTCGCTGAGGTGCTGGCCTTTGGAAGCTCTATGATAATCGAAAATGTTCCAGGCATGGGCGGTTTAGCGTTACTGAGCCAATATATAACCGAAATGGCAAGGCGGTTCGTTGATGAGAAACACTACTCAGTAAAGTTGGTCGACCTGGTGAGTGATGATCTCAAGAAGCGTATAGAAAGTGCTGGTGGCGTTGAAGCTATGACACTTAAAGTTGCTCATAATGGTAACGATGATTTTAAGTTTTCTAGGGTGATGAATCCTGCCAAGAAGCTGGTCCCAAATACCTCGGTCTTAACGGTGACTTGGGACGGAAAAAGTAGCGGTGTCCTAGATGAAAATGCCGTATTGCAAGCATTTGATGAGGCTACAGATGAAGATCCTGATATTGATGGCATAATCATTAAGTTAAAAGATGGGACATCAATAAATGGTACAAGTCGTTATAAAGTAAAAAGAAGTGTGGAAGTTGATGAGACTGTTGGTAGAAATCCAAATCGACAGCAGATTAGAAGTGAATTAAAGCGTTATCTTATGGAATTAATGGATGTTGACCTCAACGGAAATAGAACTCTTGATGAGAATGGTAATTTTATCAGGCTAACATCATGAATAAGTTTTTCGAAAAGTACTTGCCAGATGAAGTTGTTAGTGCATATGAGGCAAGGAGGTTGATGTATGACCAAATTAATGATGTGGGTAGCAAAGGGGCTAAGTTCTTTGTTTCATCGATTCCATTTCTACTTGGATTTCTGCTGGGCTTACTACTTAGTAAGCACTTTTCAAAAGATATTGCACAAGCTGCGTTAACGATATCAGGTGTGCTGGCAGGCTTTGTTGTAACGATGATGCTGTTCACAGGTAAGGTTGATGGCGCGAATGATTTGAACTTAGAGGAGGCGCAAAATTATAAAAAGAAAGTTATTTATCTTTTATGGTCACAAGTGACGTCTCTTGGGTTTTATCTTTTGACTGTGTTGATGTCGATTGTTTGGATTTTTTTCAATGAGGTTGATGCTTTAAAAGATGGCATTGTTATTATATCAGGTTTGGTCGTCGGCTTTCTGTCAGTTTCAGTGGTAAGAACATTTATATTACCATATCAGATTTTTGAGCTACATAATTTCACACTAACATCGCTGGTACTTAGAAAACAGGATGAGTGCAACAAGAAGATTGAAGAGTTCAAGCAGGGTTTTGATGACGAATAAAACCCTCCAACCCGCGTTAAACCACCTCTCCTGATCATGCCGCCATTATGGCGGCATGACTACTTCCAACCCCACACCACTCGCAGCACTCAACGCCCACACCGGCACCGATCCGGTGGCCGTGCTCGCGTTCGACCTCGAGTAAGCGCCCCTAAATCAGCACCTTTTTTCCAGCCATTGACCGCCGCACACTGATTCCATCGTCACCTACGCGAGGAATCCATCATGAACTCAAGCGAACGCACACACCGCTGGCAACAACACATTGAACACTGGCGTGATACCGGGCTCCCGAGTTCGACAGTTAGCGTTATAAGTTATTGATTCGTATAGGCAGCACTGCA